ACATCTGTATCTAATTTTTGTTTAAGCTTGAGCATGTGTTGAGCATACGACTTCATTATAGAAGATGCTTGCTTTAGCTTAGCATTTGCGGCCATTTCGGCTGATGCCGCATCACCGCCGGGTATTTTGCCAGCAATCGCAGAGCCGGCAGAAGATAAGGCTCCAGAAGCCTTTGCTTTCACTTGATCGAGTATGCCCTCATCAATCTCTTTGTTCTCAACCATCTTATTGATCTCTTCACTGATAATCTGTATTAATTCTTTTTCAGTTATTTTCACAGCTAACTCCCTTTACAGCAGTGTCTTACTGGCTGTAGCATCCACTTACTTGTCCAAATGTTTGTGTTCATGTTTAATTCCTTCATCTCCAAATATCATGTTAAAAACGTATGAGGTTCCTGACGACAGCCAACCTAAAATAAAAAAGTTAGCTACACTAACGTCAAAATTAAATAGTTCCGTGAACGGAGAAAGTAGCATTAAAAACCAACCTACATGAAAACCCATGCACATTGGACACTTAAATAATTCTCCTAAGTGCCCCTTAGTTGGCCTTAAGTCGTCTAATATTTTACCATATACGAGTATTTGTGTTAGCCCATAGGCGCACAAAATAAAAGTAAGTAATTCCATTTTCCTCTCGTTAGATTGTGTAGATATAGTTCAGCGAGTAAGGATCACGCACATATCCGTGCTTCATTGAACCCTTCTCGGTTGATTGTGGGACCTCTCCCAATTCTGTAGAGTCTTCCTTGTCTGGGTGAATAAGTTCATCATCCTGCATAGAAATGATGGCTTCTTTATTCTCAAAGTATGGTCGCTCTTCCTCAATAAACTGCGATATGTTGATAAGGGCCAACTTCGGTCCATTTATGTCCGGGTTAGCAGACTCTTGGATTGTTGCTTCGAGTGCACCAAAATAGGAGCCGGCTTGAATGCTTTCTGGTACCACAATTCCTTTCTTGAAAAGTTGTGTCATTAATCTGTTTTGTGCGCCGTAGACCATGTCAGACATTGTTTCCTTCGGAAATGCAACCACTTTATTTGTTTTAGGTGATAACACAATATCGATATCTCCGTGATCAAAGATCATAACATCACCGTTAAGAGACTGGCGAGCAGTTATCTCAAGTCGAACTTTTTTGGCATTGGCTTTCTTACCAATTCTAATCACTACTGGCATTGTCGTTAATTTCCCCTACTAATTGCTGTACCTTTAAGATGGTTAACAGCATGCCTTGATTAGCTTCAACATTTTTGTAAGCGTCGAGCTTCTCAAGTATTTGTTCTGTTTTCTGAGACATTTGTTCGTCTGTGTTGACGTGTTCACTATCTTTAGATTTAGTTAATTCTGTTTTAAGTCTAGTAAGTTCTTCATTCAGGAACATTTTTAGTTCCAAAGAGTTGTCAACAAAAGAACTAATATAAAGGTTAAGCAGTTCCTTTTGTTCCGACAAGAGTTTTTCGTTATACTTGTTATTAAACTTTTGGACAAACGACTCGACAACTAACGAATCGACCTCAGTCTGTACTTCTTCTTCACTTGGTTGACACATATGTTCCAAAACCATTTGTTCGAGTATTACAGCACTTTTAGGATCTGTGTTATCTGAAAACATTTTATAAATGTTGGCTAATGATTTGTAGTTTGGAACAAAGTTATTAAAAACAGAGGGCTCAAGTTCTTTATTGACGTCACCTATTAAGTCCGACTGACTCACAAACACACCCTGCGTGTCTAAGAGGCGGCTGGCCAGCTTAGCTTCTCTTATAATTTTTTCACAAGTTTCTTTTTCTAAGCCAGCAGTTTCATAAAGAGACTGGTAACATTGCAGGTCTTTGTACAAGATTGAATTGGCCGCAAAATGCTTTTTGATTAATTTTACAACCGTGTTTTTTCTTTCATGGTCACCTTGTAAAATAGCAGAGGTGCCTTCTCTTATCAATGCTTCATAAACAAAGGCCGTGTTTCTTTTCTTGTTGTACTTAGTTTTCATCATTTTGCTCCGTGATTAATTTTTGCTTATCTTCTAAACTACTGATTAAATGGTTTAGTGAATCGTTTACTTCGAAGATCTTTTGTTCTTCTTTTGACTCTTTCAATGTATAAGTAGACTCTTTTTCCTCGTAAATACCTTTTGCAATGCTAGGAAGTGCTGCCGATTCTATTCCGCTAGCTCCTTGGAACTTCGATCTGGTTGAACGGCCTCGCTTCTCTGCGTTATACTGGGCTGCCATATTGCGCTGTCTAGGGCCCGAGGACTTGCGGCCATCGTTGGTGCCATCTTTTCTAGTATAAGAGCTTTTTTCATAGTTGCTAACCTTACTAAGTCTCTCGGAGTCACGTGATCCGGGTGGCACTGCGAGGAGGGGCGATTCGTCGCCGGCCGGAGCGCCAGCATCGCCGGCGGGCATTTCTTCGGCTCCGCCGGCATCATCCATACCAACATCATCCAGCCCCATATCACCGCCCAGATCTCCACCAAGGTCGCCGCCGGCATCACCACCGAGGGCGCCTGCAGTTTCGCCAGCGGCTGCAGCTTCTGCAACTTGTTGAAGTGATGCATCGTACTTGCGATCATAGTAAATCTCTCTCTGGTTTCTAACAAACTCTTCGTTAGACATACCAAAAATGTGTTCTGTTACCCATCGGCGGGAAAAGAATCCTTCAGTAGCAGAGGCAGCAATATCAAATTTAGCTTTCCAAAATTCAATCTCTTGCATCTCGGCAATTTTAGATGGGTTGTTCAAGGCAAGCTTAAAGTTGATAAGATCGTCGCCGCGGAAACCAAGAGTGTAAAGGTGGATAATGCCGATCTTTTCAAGTTCGTGGATGATGACACGCTGTAATCTTTGGATTGTTCTCGCAAAACGGATGTCTTTTTGTGCAAGGGTGGTTTTGTCTTCTGCGGAGCCTTCGCCCATAGAAAGGTAAGGTTGTGGAATCTTGAGGGCTGCGAATAACTTGTCGCGGAGGTACTTGACATCTTCAACTGCAGCGGTGTTTTGTCCGCCGGCAAGGTTAGTAACATCGGTAGCGGAGCCCGGGCGCACCGGAATAAAGTAATCTTCCTCGATACTCATTGGGTTATATCTCATATCAACCCGGCCGGTCTTTTGATCAATAACAGAATGGCGCTTAAGGTTGCTAACGATCTTCTCCATGTATTGCTCAACATCATTTGGCGGGATGCCGCCAACATCAATCTTAAACAGCCTTCTTTCGGATGAGCGTATAACGCGGTAAGCCATCATTGCATCTTCAACAAGTGTAAGTTGTCTAAAGATTCGTCGCGCAGGATCTAAAATAGATGTACCGTACGGCGAGTGTTTATCATTACCCAATACTCTAAAGTGGGCGATCTGCCAGTTTTCGAAGGTCATACCGGCGCTATTCCATTGATACTGCACATAGTTGGGGTTAGTCGAGTCTTGACCCTCTAACCTCTCTACCTCGGTAATTGGCAAAGTGATGACGGATTGAACTCCAAATTTATCGTCTATGTCCATGTATAAAAAGAAATCTCCATACTTACACATTGTTCTAGCCCAACCAAAAAGATTATATTCGAGATTTAATACTTTTGAATATAAGTTACTGAGCACTGCTTTAATTTCTTCATTGGAACACTTAATGTTTAGCATTGGTCGTAAATCAGAGTAGGTTGTCATCTCATCTGCGTAAATGTCCAAGGCGGATGCAATTTCAGGCATGTACTCCATTTGGTCAAAGTCAATGTAGCGCTCGACACGGCGCTGGTTTTGCATTGCATTCAAAGCCAGGTTATCAAGAGGGCTGTATTGCGACTTCTTAAACTGTTGCCCAGAAGCAGTCTTGAACCTAGATGAAAACTTGTCTAGATGCTGGCGCCTGATCTTGGTGCCTGTTTGCGAACGGTAGTTCACAATTGGTCCCGAAAACAGTCTTGTAAGCGCCTTAAACAGATCGTTTTGCTGATTTAGCGGGTTTCTTCCGCTGTTATATTTTTTCTTGTTATCTGCCATTTATAGTCTCACTTTATAATCCACTTGTATTGGGCATACAAATCTTTTGCTTCATCCATTTTATCAAATAAATTGTCTTTTTTGTAGCCTTGTTGGCCTTTAATTTGTGTATTCATATTGGTATTTGTTTTGTATACTGCATTTAAAAATGCTTTTTTATAATTTAGCTCGCGCGAGCTATGTTGAATTGCGGTGTCTCTTACCCAACAAGCGATTGCAAGAGCCATGATTAAGTCATCGTGGTACCCTTTCATTGCTTGTGGCTTACCGTTCCTCCAAATAAAAGTCTTCATTTCACTAATAGTGCGAGAAGAATATATGGTAATTAGTTTATTTCTTATAAACTCTTCTAATTTAGCAATTATCAATGGTCTTGTCTTCATAGAAGTTGTAAAACCCGGAACGCTTGAGTTCATATATTCCGCTGAGTGTTGGTCAACATATTCGTGTGTCGACTTGACAGAGTGGTAAACATTTGGATACCTAGATTCATTTAGTTTTTCAAGCACTGAGAAGCCAATATTGTTATTTTCTACCACGACCATACAATTGCCAAATTCTTTTCCTACTTCATTTAGCATATTAGCATACATATCAAGCGTTGGTTTACCTTGGTATTCTCCAATAACCTCTAAAGTCTCCAGCTTAATAATATGAAATGTAGAATAGTCTGCTCCATCGCCGCGGGCAACATCAGCTACAAGAAGATAATTGCAAGAAGGATCATACTCTTCCCATATCCAGAAGTTTCTATCGAATCCTGTTCTATGTTTTGGTTCTCTAACGTTTGTTAGCAACCACTCCATACATTCTGGGTCGATCACAGTTTCACCAGAAGTATTGAAGTTGCATTCAAGCTCCTGCGCGATTTGTCTCTTGGACATATTTCTGGTTTCTTTCTTATACCATTCCTGGCCGCGGTCTGGGTGTACGTCCCATGACAGGGTAGTCAAGTTAAAGTTGTTTGTTTTAGTCTCTGCATCGGCACAAGTTTTGTGAAACCAGTTACCTACGCCATTTGGTGTAGACAACGCAATACATCGACCACCGGTGGACAGTGTGGGATACAGACCAGTCCACAACTCATCGAGACCCTCAATGTGTGCGGCCTCATCAAGCACCAAGAGGGACAGTGCCTCAGAACGACCAGCATCACCAGAAGTTGATGTAGCCTTAATCGAAGAACCATTAGACAATTCGAATGATGTGCGGTTGTCTACAGAGATAGTCGCAATCTTTAACCAGTCTGGAACATTTCTCATAATGTTCTTGACCTTTTTAACTAAGTTACCTGCTGTTGCAAACTTGGTAGCCATTACAAGAATCGCTTTGTCTCGATGAAATAGCATCATCCAAGTAATGTAACCAGCAGTAACTGTTGAAATACCTAGCTGCCTAGCTTTAAGGATGACATTGAATCTATAATCATTAAAATCTTTCAATAGAACATCTTGAAAGTCGTATGTATTGAAGAGAATCAGACCATGTAGCGGATGTGAGATCCTTGCATAATTATTTAGAAAGTAAGCAGGATCCTTGCCACATTTGACTATTTCTTTGATTTGCTGTTTTTTGTCCAGTTGGAAAGTCATACATCCCTGAATACTCTGCGAATAAGTTCTTGTAATTCTTGTAATTTAAAGCCCGCCTGTGGTCGGCCTTCAGAACCAGGAGTGTATAAGGTACCGGGATTTTCCGGTTCTTTCTTCATTTCAACGCCGGGAAGTTTTTCAAATACAATTTGAAATATTTCCGCTACATCTTCGGGCTCCATATCTGAAACTAACTCATAGATTCCATCAACGGCCGCTTTTACAGGATGTACTCCGGAGTCCGCTTCAGCCTCCGGATCATATGCGCCCTCTTCATCATATTGAGGCATATCATCTGCTTTGGTATCCATATCGATAGCCATTGTCTTAGATGCTTTATTTGGTTTGTCCATAGCAGCGGTGTCACCGCCGCGGGAGTCAGGATTATCGAGCGCTCTACGTCTTTCATATTCTTCATCACCGATGAGTTGTCTCAGCAAGTCTTCTGCTGCTTGGCTTTCGTCGAACATTTCTTCTTTGAGGTATTCCTCAATAATAATTTGTTTTAATCTATCAGCAGTAATTTTCATCTTACGATTCCTTCTTCCTGGTATCATTTTGTGGTCGCTTGCCACCTTCTCCATTCCAACCACCTTGATCAATAAACTTTCTAAAGTTATCTTCTGGTTTAGTATCTTGTTCTGCGGCTACAGCATTCTCTTCGTTCAAACCGCCAACCTTGTAGTGCATTTTGGCGGTTACCCAAGAGCGAATCCGGGTTGAGTTCTCAACTCTAACGTCGATCTCCCCTTCGGTAGTAAGAGCAACAGATTCTCCGCGGATCTTGCGATATTCTTTCTTGAGAAACTTTACAATCTCAGCGATCTGCTCTTCTATCCTAGTTTCAAATCCGTTTGCGTATACCTCTTTCAAAGTAACTTCAGACATGTAAGAGAGGCACATCATGTTGCCATAAAATTTAACATTAAAGCCGTCCATCACTCTCTTATCAAGAATAGGGTCTCCCTCTTCTCTTTGCAAGCCGACTAAAAGCGGCTCGCCTTTTGCATCAAGCGCGCCATCATAAGCGTTTGCTGCTGCTTGGGATAATCCCTGAACGATTTCGTATACTGTAGCCATTATTTATTTCCTTTATTATCGTTTGGGCGCCAACCGTTTTCCCATCTCTGCTCTCTACCATCAACATATTGAATGTAGCATTTATTGCAACAATCAAATTTTAATAGGCAGACATCATCCAAAGATTTTTTAGGAAACCTACCACATACTGGGCAGGAGCGTAATTGTTCTCTATTAAGTAGTTTTTTTGATACCTTTATACCATTTATATCAATTTTCTCTTTGGAGTGGTCATTTTTCTTTTGTTTAGAATACAGTTCTTGCATTTGCTCAAGATATTCTTTTTCTCTTTCCTCGGACCAATTTGCCCTCGGATTAGAGACTGCCTCATCACCATACTTTTCGGCGATGGCTTTCTCTACTCTGGCGATATGATCAAAGTCTTTATCTTTCATTTAGGGTTTTGTACATTCCATATGAAGCGGCTGTTCCGACCACAATCCCCCCAGCAAAGTACAGCCATTTGTACCGGGGCGATGTTTTTTTTAGGGCACTTGCTAGGAAATCAATTTCCTTGTCCTTTTGCATTATAAACAAATCGTATTCATTTGTCAAGGATCTGTGCTCGATTTTTAAGTCTTC